GCCCAATACAGTGCACGTCAACCAGCACATCGGCTTTCTCTGGCTCAGTCACTGTTGCCTCGCTGGCCACCACCAGTGCCACTACAAGCACACTGGTAGGCCCATTGCAGTGCAACGCCGTGGATGCGTCAGTGTTCACCGGCCCAGTTTCCGTTAGCACGTTGTCCACCACCGGCGCTGCCACGGTCACATTTGCTGGCCCCTTGCTATGTACAAATGCAAGTGCGTCCGTTTTTACTGGCCCAGTGCAGTCTGCTGCCACACTCGGTAGCAGTTTTGCAGGCACTTTGAATGTCGGCAATTTGTATGCTAACCTCTCCACCACCAATACGTTCACCGGTCCATTGAACGTCACATCTGTGCTTGGATCCACTTTTGGTGGTCCATTGACTAGTGTGATGCTTACATCCACTGGTGTAGGAACCAATGTATTTTCTGGGACAATTAGTGGCACGCAGATAAATATGCACAACGCTTACATTGGGAACGCAACTGCAGGTGGGGCCTCAATATTTCCGAGGGCGGAGATCGGCACCTATTTGACCGGAACCGGCCCCTTCAATTTTGCCAAGGGCGGGCGCGCGCAGTGCGGTATAATGGTCGTCAATGTTGTGTGGACCGCATTGTTTGAGGACGGTTACGATCTTATGGTGGGCAACATTAAGAACGAGACCGGTGCATATTTGTGCGCCAGTCCTGCCGACATGTTAAGTGTCCCCATATATTACAACGCACTGTTGACACCAGGGTTTCCAACTTCAGGTGGAGCCGTGAGTGTTAGCCAGAACACCGCGAATATTCTGGTCTCTCAAACCGGTCACACAAGCATGACCGCCAGCTATTTCATTTTCGCATAGCCCCCAATCAATTTCATTTCCTCCTAACCATTCCATTTACACTCAATTCAACATCTTCTTACTTGAACCTACTTTCGTGGCCTCCCAAGGCTATACCCGTTAAGGGAATCACCCCACGGTGATATATGGGCGTGTGTCTCAGTTAATCCTGTAATCACCGCACCATGCAAACGAAGCATGTCCATCATGTCGGGATCCGTTTATTCGGGATCCCACAAACAAGCTTTAATGAAAGCCGTACCAATTGGTACCCCGTCTAAATCGACATGAGTGTTAAATACAAACATGCCGATTTAAACAAGCGCGTTGCAGAACGCCAGCGTGCAAAGAAGAACGCTAACAAGAGTGCATCTGGATACGAGAAACCAGATACAAGGGCACCTCAGAAGGAAGAGAAGGCCCTACCCGACTTGAAAGAACGGGTAAGCGAGGGGCGAACGGTCAACACCGGCGCCGTCAAAGGTCGCGTCGGTAAAAAGGGGAAAGCTAACCCCCCATACACTGGGGAACGCTCTGTAGTTGTGTCACCAGAGCAGTACCACATATTGGAATATGCGTACGAGCGAAACAGATTCTGGATTTCTGAGGGTTTCCACATCCAGTTTTTCTTTAACATCTGTTTCTCTGTTGCCGCACGTGACGGAATGGTTCCACACCCCAAGAACCCGAAAGCAGCCGATTCCCAAGCCGCCCGGCCCTATAAAGAACGTAAGACCCGGAAGCGGCTCGTCGGACTGGAGGCGATTTTAATGGCTATACGCAATGCCGAGCGTAATCAATTTCCGCTGGGGACAGTGAACCAACCAGCCTATAAAGCGTTAAGCCCATTGGAGCAAAAATGGTTCATCACACGATTGCGGGATGCAGCGTACGAAAATCCCGAATGCACTATCCAGGTTAAGGAAATGGCCTGGGTGACCCGCAGACCGAACCTAGCCGCCATGGCGGTCTATGATTTCATAAAACAATGCACTAAGTCTCCACAAGCATTGACCGCCGCACTCCTCATCCCCACCGCTAATGCATACATGCCAGATGGGTGCCACGCGTGGTGTTGGTACGCCACCATCTGCCTTGGGGGACTTTTCATTATCCTATTGACCGCTGTCGTCGCTGGATTACTCGCCGATTGGTTTCAGCTGTGGCCGATCCAAAGTGATGAAGAGCACGAAACACTCACCTCACTAAACGGCTCGCATGGGGAGTACACAGGGAGCGACGATCTCGACAATATCGACCAGATGCTGGCACAAATGGCTAACGCGCAAGCATTTGATAATCAACCGGGTGCCAGTCGAGCCCGCCGCGAGGCACGAAACCACCAGCACCGTCGTCCCGTCGTTAATCGGCGTGCAGACGAACCCACCCCACGCCAAGATCGACCGCGGGGGCAATCAGGACCAGGTGCACGACCAGACTTGGGGCCTGAATCAATACCGATTAACAAAATTGAAGAGGCCGCCGATGGAGCACCGACTGGGCAGAATGTGATTGCGCCGGCGCCAGAACCACCACGCGTTGCCACCGTTAGCTTGATCGAGATACCGAGCATGGGAAGACCCGAGATCCCTCCACCACCTTTGTATCAGTGGTACACCGCGTTTTACTACACGAGTTTTAAGTACTCCAGTGTACTTCTTTCCTGTCTCTCGTTCGTAAGGATCAATTATGGTTTCCAGTGGTTCCTTGTGCCGTGTGGTTGCCTTCTAGCGTGCTTTTTCCTTAAATTCCTGAGGTGGATTCATGTCGACCTCGGTTATGTTTTAAGAGAAATTTTGTCCGATCCGGTGGTGACTATTTTACTTGTTTGCTGTCTCGCGCTCGCGCAGATCGACGTCCAGTATTTAAACGTTCCGGGTGGCTGCCTTTTGGCATACCTCTCCTTGAAACTTTTGAGATACATTCTCGTCTGCCTCGGTTTGTTTGCAAGACAGATCGCGCACAGCAACGCATTTACCACAAAGCGGTTCACACACATAGCGCCAGTGCGGAGAACCTTGAATGTCACCTCTGGTCCAGATCGAACACATTTAGCCCTATCCGGATACACCGGAGTTTATCGTGGTTCGATTTACGATGAACTGGTCGACCCATGCGTGGCCAAATATGGCACTGGCCTCATGACTGACAATAAGCAGGGGGTCATGTCGAATTACATGCGGGAAGTTTTAAAAACAACTTATCCGGGCACCATAGTCGACCAGGTGACATTTGGTAACACAGTCGTTTTTGCGACTGCAGCCATACTTGAATTACAGAATACTATATCTAGTCATACAAAGCTAACGAAAGCTGCGTATGCTAGTTCTAGTATGATGTGATTCCGGGCGAGGTACGGGGGGTTTGCAGGTACCGAGACCATCCCCGTTATGCGAATTTATCCAAAATTCGTGCCCAAATCCTGCACCACTGATCGTAGTATTTTCGATCCAAAGTGGTTAATTAGAAGTAGTGCGCGTCAACAAGCAAATGGTCTACTGAGTCACGATTTAACACCAAACTTCGTGATTAGCGAGAAACACTACACAAAACAGTACAGGACCCTCTTTGGGCCATATTTCCATTTACCTACACTGGCTATGCCAGGGGAGGGTACACTTGAATATAAATGTGCTGTCGGACGCATGATTGCGTTACGAGGAGACGAGGCCCCAAACGCCAAGGCACGAAGCCTTCGGCTAGCAGCAAATCAATGCACACTGAGGCGCCGTTTCCGAAATGTATTACATAGGTACAAGGAACACTTTGAGTCACATATCATTAGAGGAGATCCGGAAGACACATACACTGAATGGTTGTTGGCGCCGCACATAAAGAGAAAATTACGCATGAGAACGGATGCTGAATTTTTGAAGTTCGCTGGAAAGCCCCGGACAATGACTCATGTTTCATATAAGCTGAAGAACTACGAACTTCTTCCTGATGGGAAAAAGAGGGCGATCGCAGATTTGGGTTCAGAAAATACACAAGACAGCGCACATGATATGCCAAGCATCAAAGCTGCAATGTCACATCCATTTGTGCACAATAATCTAACGAGCGAATACGTTAAAACCGCATCACATGAGAACTTAAGTCGTGTGCTTGGTGGTTTGTTGAACGCGGAGCACGGTAAGATTTATTTTGTTTATTCTAGCGACGACAGTTGTGTTGGAGCCGGATGCAAAGATGGAACAGTGTATTTTAATGGAGACGTCCGCGCCTGTGATGGCAGCCACCGAACTGCTTTCTTCAACCTCGTCGAGCAATTTCTCACGGTGACTGATGGACTGAACAACGCACATGCTGCCAGTGTGCGTCGAGCCATGAGTTACTTGAAACTCCCATTAGTGATGAGAAATCCAGAAGTCTACAGGGAAAAAGTAACATATGTGTTTAACACAATGCGTTTGTACTCGGGTTCATCATTGACAACAACTATGAACAATTTCGCCAATTTGTTCATCTCATTCGCGCTCGAGAGACGGGCGCCGGATCCATCCAAAATGACTAAAGCCGAATTTAAGCACGCTTATTTAATGGCTGGGGAAGATGTCGGATACCTCTTGAAAGTCGACGCGTGCGAGTTCCCAGAGGACCTGATGTTTTTGAAACACTTTCCATCGGTGATTGATGGAACGGTCGTTCCGGTCGTTGCCTTGGGCTCGTGGGTTAGAGGGTTTGGGACCTTCGTTGGCGATTTACCGGGTAGGAAAACAGATGGCATCAGAAAACGAGCTAAAGCTTTCGTTAATGATGTAGTGGTTAGCCGAGATAATTGGGGCAACCATTCTTTACGAGATTCATTTCAACACTTACGTTGTAACCACTCTGTGGTAATGACGGGCAACGCGTATCGCGAAGCCTTGACCTCACGGTCTATTGGTAGTACCAACATAAGGATACCAGATGAATCTCTCCAGCGTCGTTACCGTATATCAAGTAGTGAACTCCAACATTTATGTTCACTGATACGCACAGCAGACGTCGGAACTGTCATTTGCGACAGCACCGCGCATGCCATGTACATCAAAGATTACGGGTAAATGGCGCATGAACCCCCGCATGGTCGAGAGAGCGGACAGTTGACGCGTTTCACCGTCAACTAGTAACACAAACATCACAGGACGTAGTGTATAACATGTCTG